CCCGGCTGCCCCTCTGGGGTTCGATTACCGAGACTATAAATGAACATCCACGCGAAGGTGTCTTGCACGCCAGCATTTACAGACATAGAGACGTACCCGTCAGTAGAGACGCCTAAGAATGTGCAGCAAATGCCAGAGGACGTGAAGCCACTGGCCGCATAGTCGGGGTTGAATGAGAGCGGGTCGCTGGATAGATCATTGCTCATCACCGTTGATTGCATACACGGCTGAGCGTGGAAAGCACAGTCTGGAATGATAACTCCTGGAGTGCCGCGCGCGTGGTTTCCCATGTACTGAAACTTCACCAGCGTATCCTTGGTAGCTCCGAACCAAGTCACATTGCAGTACATCACATCGCCATTCAGGGGATCGAAAGGATAGGCAAATGTGCCACCATTGGCGTTGGAATTCATGCAGACTTGCGCCCCATCGCCCGGCCACGAGATTCCGCCGGGGCCGCTTCCGGCATCGGTTGTGCCGATATCGCGTACGTCCGAACCATCCGCGCTGATCCAATAAAACTCGTTGTCGATGAGGTAGTTGTATCCGGTCACGCCATTGACCACGACGGGCGGTGAGGTTGCCGAGAATGCACCGGCTGGCCACTCTGCCATGGCGGATGAACCGTAATTGTAGGTAGCGGCGGTGAGGCTGGTCGTGCCGGTGGTATTGGTTGCCCAGATGAGTACGCCAAAGTTTGCGGCGGCGTACGCCTGCCCGTTGCCTGTGGAAGCTCCACACGATGACAACGTTACCTGGAGTTCGCTCTGAACGGAAGCGATAGTGCAGACGAAGCCGCCAACGGTCACCAGTGAGCCCGCACCCCACTTGATATCGAACGGATTGCCGCCGCTGGCATAGGTCAGGATCTTGGTCGAAGAGTTGTAGTTGACCGTGCCCGCCGCCTTCGATGCGTCCACGGCGCTGATCGCGGGCGGTCCCGAAGTTTGCCACAGGTCCATCACCGTGTTCGTGCCGATGGTGTACACCGTGGGGGTCCCAGTGAGGGCTTGGGTCTTTTGGCCCGTGGCGCACGCTACCCCGTTGATGACCAAACACTGAACGAGATTCGCGCTCGCCGTCGATGAGGCCGTGTATGAAACCTGGAACCACTCAAGGCTCGCCCCGCTCAGAGTCGTGTAGGTCGCGCCCCCGTTCACGCCGCCTACCTGGAGCGAATCAGTACGCAGGAACAGCGCGCAGGCTGGTCCTGGGGTCCCGCACGCGCCGCCGGCATATGTCGCTGTGCCACTCGTCAACGGTCCCGTGGGGTTGCCCCACGCGCTGCCTGGATTCAGCGCGGTAACGAACGATGCGCCGTTCGTGGCAGTCCCCAGCGGCCCGGTGGCGCGAGAGGAGCGTATCCCACTCACGGGGTCAATCAGGACTTGCGGCGAGTTTGTCCATTGAATCGATGGGAAAGCGTATGACCCCGGCGCTGCTGAATCGGCAAACGAGCCCTCGTTGTGGGTGTCGCCGAGGGGCACGGTCTGGGTGCGGAAATCCGGCCCGTTGAATGTGAACCCATTGCAGGTGAGCGTCCATTTGTGGCGCGAATTCGCCTGAAGCGCCCGCGAGTGGCGAAGTGAATCGCTGGTCGAGACCGGCGCGGAACGAGTGCCCACCACGAATGTTCGGTTATTCCCCAGTGACGCCGGATTGGTTGACCGCGCATCCGAGTTAGAACCGCTGAACAGCGTGGCGTTCACGTCATCAACCAAAATTCCAACGATTCCGCTAGTCGCCGTACCGGCCACATTCGAAGAAAACGTGAAACTATTCGTGCCGGTGATCGTGATCGTCTGCCAGCCATCCCAGAAGCCGGTTCCTTCGAGATCGGCGACTGCCCCACCGGTCGTCAAGCCGTGCGGCGCATTCGTGGTGATCGTAATCGTGCCACCCGCGTACGTGCCACTGACGATGGCGATGCCGCGATTCATGTCCGCAACCTGCATAGCGCAGGCGGAGGACGTGCCGGGATTGTAGTGGATCGTGGCTTGGGTCTGCGTGGTGGAAATGCCGCTGACTACGACGCCCTGGGCAAGCGCTAACGACGATAGCAGGATGGACAGCCAAAAAGGTTTCATTCGTGAATAATCACCGATCCGCCAAACTTTGCGGAGCCCACGGCGAATGTTCCGCCGATTGGGGTTGCCGCCGAGAATTGATATGCACCTGCGTCCCAAGCGCCGCTTGATGGTCGAGCAATAGCGGTTTGCGCCGGGCACGACATGGTGTGGGTTGTGGCGTTGTAGGCGCAGCCGTCCGTAGTACCGTACTTGCAAGCGTTCGCCGCGTCGGTGCTGATGGCTGTCTCGGTAGAATAAGAAGCCAAAGAAGTACAGTAGGCTTGATGGTTGCCGCCTGCTCCGACGGTTGAATTTGACCCACTAGTGGGAATACAGGGAGTGGTGCTGTCGTCATTGCATGTGTAGCCCGTCCCTCCCGTCCCTCCTGACACTATGTAACCCTGGCTAAGCGCCGTGGCGTTCGACATAGCGACATTAGTGACACTTGCCTTGCCAGTGCAAGCCGTGGTGCCTGTGTCAAAGGAAGTGTTTATCAGGTGCTCGTTGAGAACAGTTAGGTACTGACCGCCATGGTTCACGGTTGACACGTAGCAGGGCTGAAGTCCACCCACAATTGTATTATTGAACATGAACTGGCCTCCCGTATTAGTGCAACCGTAACCGGAAGGACCAGCATAATCCCAATTTTGCTGGATACCCGTAGCCATGTCGTACTGAATATTGTTGAACCAATACTCAGGGACGCTCTCAGGACAGAACCAGAAACGCGGGTTTCCGGTAGAGAATCCTGAGTCGTCATGCCGAACGATGTTGTTATAGACCACGTTGGGCGTGTTCTGTGGTTGATTCACGGCATTACCAGGACTGTCATCATTGCATTCTAAGACGTTTCCGTGTGTCGGCTGACTTGGATTGTAGAAGTGCTCGAAAATGTTGTCATGGATATCGTGGCACCACTGGCCGACGCCTTGGGTAACGTATCGGAGCATCGAATCTTTGAAGTGGTAGAAGCTTGGGAACGTGCCCCACCCGGCCACCCCGGGAACCGAATCGCTACCGTCTATCACGATACTAACGATATTCTGCAATCCCCCATTGCTGCCGCCAATCAACGTTATTGGTATTGTGGTGTTACCGCCGCCAGCGCCGGAAGTGGCCGTCCACCCATGAATGTACAAGTTGGTCTCGAATACAGTTCCAAATCCGCTAGTACCAGTGCCAAGGTAAGCTACGTAAATATCCGATACTCCGCTGGTGGGGTTGACATTATTGGTGCATAGTCCAGTTAGTTCAAAGTTGTCGAAGTAAATATTGCGGGCCAGGCTCACAATGGCGTTAGTAACATCGGGAGGCGTGTTTGGAACTAAGTGTGTGCAGCTTCCCACGGCTGATGTAGACGTCGCATTGTCGGCTGTGAAGATTGGGCGCGCCCATGATCCTCCAGAGAACCATGAAAGATCGACTCCATAGTAAATGCAACCGCTTGTTGCGCCCTGATAGATGCATGTTGCGTCGTTTCCAGCGCTGAACAAGAGCGTATGAAGATCGAGCGTTCCCCCTGTGTATGGGGAAGCGCTGGAGTTCCCGAAATGCCACGTGTCGCCACCGCGAAACACAACTCCTTGCCCCGCAACAGGGGTCACTCCCCCACAAGTATTAGCGCAGTTTGGCATTCCAGGCGCATGGAGCCATGGAGACGATTCGCTGGTCCCGTTATTCGTATCGGCGCCGGTTGCTGCTACAAAGTAGCAATTGTTGCCGGTGACCGGCGCGCTGGATGGGCAAGCACCCCCAGCAGCTAGGATCGGAATCGGAAGAAGGAAATAGAAAAGGATCTTCATGGGATTATTTAAAGGCTATGGTCGAATTGCAGAACGCATTGGTTGCGCCACTAGCAGATACAATATAGGTATATGTGCCGGACGCTGCAATCGCAGCGCCAGAAGCATCCCCATCAGAATAACTGATATTGTCGTAGCCGAAGACGTTGGAATCGTAGGGATTCCAGTTAACTCCAGTCGCCGGATCAATTGCGATGATTGACATCACAATGCTTGGTGAGCCAGTTGGAGTCACCGAGGCTCCGGTATAAATGCCGCCTACGCCAGCTCCTGTAGATAGGGAGGCCGTACCACCAGAATCCAGAGTTGTCACATTGCGAAGCTCAAACACCTTTATCTCTCCGCTTGTGATGGTTCCGCTAACAGTTACCTCTACAGCAGTGACGCCAGCCGCATGGCCGGTTAAGTACCATGCTTCAGTGTCGTTGCCGACCGATGCCGCGGTTCCGCTAGTGGCTTTGGTAAAGCTGTTTCCTCCCGCACATGTGGTTCCGTCAGTGCATATCTTAGTAACCGTCCTCGAGCCTCCTTGCAAGCCAACCATGGCAACCAAGACGCTGCTGGCTTGGGTTGAGGTGAGAGTCACGGTCATTGTGGTGCCAGAGGTTGCTTGCGTGATGGGAGCCTGCACAATGCTAGGGCCAGACAATGCGCCAGTTGCGCTTAGGAAGCTTGCCGCCTCCACGGCCCACCCTCCGAGAGGGTCATTTTCGAATAATCCAAACGTCCATGCCTGAGACGATCCGGAGGAATTATGAAAATACGACCAGATGTTATTTTGATCCGGCGTCGATGGTCCGCTTGCGCTCTGACCACCCCACGTGGTTCCACTGAATAGGCATCCAGTCGGAGCGGCGCAAGCCACAAAGGTGTTGGTGAATACTCCGCCTGAAGTCAAAACCCAACCGTCAGTAATCCCAGGGTAGAAAGCGGAAAGAACAGCCTGGGAGCTAACCGCTCCGGTCGTTTGGCTACCATTGATTTGACGGCTGACGAACGGCGTGGTCGCCGCGCCGACCCAGTCGGTCATCATGATCGTGCAATCGGCAAAAAGGTTGGTCAGGTTAAATGTAAGTTGCCCAGAGCCATTGGCCGTAGCGTTTCCGGCATAAGCCAGAGTTGAGTTAGGAACTTGGAATCCGGCGTTGTTGTAGACCGAAGGTCCCCCGGGAACTTTCCATGAGTTCGTTCCGTCAGTCACGCTGGTGATGTATGGAGCGCCACCAACAGATTGGGTGGTTAGAAGATTGCCACTTGACGGGAATTGACACTTCTGCGTGGCCCCGGCCGTCGAGGGCGTGTTGCATCGGGACTGGTAGATTGGATACATGCCGGTCGGAGAAGTACCCCCATTCGCGGCTTTGAACGCCAAGGTCAAGCCGATATATGTCGAGGAAATGTCCGTGATCGTTGGGTTGAGGGCCGAGGTGGAACTGTAAACTCCCCATTGCTCTCCACCGCCATTTTGATAATCCACACCACGCAACGCCCATGTTATTCCACTCTGTCCGGTTCCAGCCGTGTAGCACGGATTGGTAGAGCAAGCTGGGGTTCCGGCTTTGATGAAAGTCGCGTCGATGATATCTCCAGTTTGGGTGGGAGTGACGGAACCGCCGCTTGGCGTAGTTGTTGCCGCTCCAACGGCAGATGCAGAAGTATCAAGACAGCCAGTGGACGGAGGACCAGCGAATTGAGAGATGAAAACATCAAAAATCACTGCGGCGGTTCCTTGAGTGATCGTGATGTACCGGGTCCCAGCGGTAGCATTGCATAGGTAAAACGCTTGACCAAGTTTCGCGCTTTCCGCGCTACTAGTGACGGCGCTCGTTAGAGTTTGGCTCTGATCAGTAGTCACAGACGAGATCGTGCCGCCAGATCCATAGAAGATTTTAACCGCGATGGTGTTTCCGCTTAGGACAGGCCCCGGGAAAGGAACGCAATAAGACTTGGTTGGGCAAGGACTGTTAAGTGTTCCAGTCTGAGTGCCAAGCGCTGTGTTCGTTGCTGAATTGCTGGTTACGCCCGCCAAAGCCCCGGAGACAAAAGTGGCTGGAACAGAAACTCCGCCCCCCGCATTGAAAGCGTTCGTCGCATACTGAGCGTTGACGAATTGGCAGGACAGTAAAACGGCCAAGGTAGTTAAAGACGCCTTCATCTACTGCGCCCCCACAACCAATAGTCTTGGGAAAGTCACGTCGGCATAGTAAAAGTTCGCGGTTGAGGCCGTGTCGGTGGCGCGGCCCACCTGAACGATCATGAACCCGCCCGCCACGCAACCGCTCATGTCCGTCGAGTTGGTCTGCACTGAGGTCGTATAGAATCCGTGGGCATTGGCGCTTCCGCCTATTGTGATGGTGGTTGCCGAATGAGAAGCCGCGAAGGTCACGTCATCGGAAGAGGTTCCGTTGGTCGCCGTCGGGCACGATACCTTGATGGCCGGAATGATCGTGTGGCCACTCGTGGTGTCGGTGCTCATCAGGCCGAAGAGGATGTAGGGCAGCGTTGCCGTATCCCAGTCGCCAGGGAGTGAAACCTGGAACTGCGCGAACGTTGAGGAGGTGTCTGTGATCGTGATGTAGCCGCCGAGGTTGTTCGTGCCAGCACGGCAAGTTACCGTGCCGCCCGATGGAATCGACCACCCGGCCCCCGCCGTCGTGTTGTTGCAATTCGCCGCCGGGATCATATAGCGCTCCGGGAAGTCGATCATCGTCGGAGCTCCCGCACCGCCGGAAAGGACAATCTGCTTGGCCGTTCCGGCCGCCGTCGCGACTGGAACCGATCCGGCGCCAAGTCCGTAGCCAATGCCGCCGGCGGCCCATGCGGCAGAAGATGCCAGTTGTGTCGTGCTAGTGGCGCCCACCACGCCACCGCTTGTCAGGCTCGTCGGATACGCGATGGTGGAGAAGACTGGATTCGAAGCCCCCTGGCCGATGAGGGGGAAGTTCGAGCCACCTTGCGCGCTGGAAGTTGGGGCGCCGGTCCCGCCGCTGAATAGAACGCCGTATTGTGTGAGCGCCGCGGTTGTGCCAATTTGGGTCGCGCTCACCCCGTAGCCGATGCCACCAGCTACGGGCGTCCCGAGGGTTTGATTAGCCGAAGCGCCAGTAACCAGCGAGGATGGAGCGTAGGTGAACTGGGCATACGTGAGGCTGGACCCCGACGAGCCAATTGAGGTTACCTGCGAGGTCAACAGCCAACTCGTCGTGGCATTGACGGTCCCGGATTGCACTGGAATGGCTCCCGTGTTGTTCACGTCCGATACGGTGTCGTAATCGAGGGCGCGCGTAAACACAGCGGAAACTCCCGTAGTCCCTACAATCGTTGCCGTGTAGACACCGTTCTGGGAAGCGGTGCTCTGATTCTTAAGAAGCACGCGCTGGCCGATTGCGTTGATCGCGATTCCGTCCAGCGTAAATGCTCCAGTCGCCGTGATCGTGAACGTGTCGCCGATGCCTCCGCCGACCTGGACGTAACTTCCGGTGAGATTCGCCGTCGATGCCGCAAGAACGGCTACGGCGGGATTAACTCCAGCAATGGCATTTGCCACGGCGGTTGAAACGAAAGCATCCGTAGCGATGTCGGTTGAGGCGTCCCCGGTGGTCTGCGTTGGCGCCGTAGGGGCTCCAGTCAACGCTGGCGATGCCGCCATGACGGATGCGCCCGTGCCGGTCGTGGTGCAATTCGCCGTCGTTGGCGCTGCCGTGCTACCACTGTTGTTGCAAAGTACGGAGTTGTTAGTGATTGTCGCAAGGCCAATGGTCCCACTCGTGGTGAAGGTTCCACCGGTAATGCCGTTGTTGGTCGCCACGCTCGTGACGGTGCCTACTGCGCTCGATGCGATGCCAGCATCCTGGATGAGATTTGAGGTGCCACTGAAACTGACCAAGTGGCCGCTCGTGATTGAGCCTGTTATCAACGGGGCCGCGAGGAAGCTGCCGTTGTTTAGAGAGCATTTTATGCCATGGAGCGTAGAGTCCGCATAGCAGATATCGGTAGCGCTGGCACTGGCCGATGGAGACGTTCCCTCAGTTAGCGAGAACCCGCCGCCCGTTCCAAAGGTTGTGGTTGGTGGCGAAGACCCGACGCTAAGCGACAGGCCAGTGATATCGCCGCTGGAATCCACAGTGGCGTTCGTTGACCCCAGATTGAGCGTTCCGCCGGTCGAGGTCACTGACAGCGTTGCGGTGCCGCTCGAAGATCCGTTTAGGATCACCGAGGACACGGAAGGATTACCAGTGTAAGTTGGTGCGGCGCTAGAGCCCGTAGCGTTGCCAAGGACTGTGTTTGCCCCGGCGTTGGCCTTGGTGAGGGTCACCGCTCCGGTTGAGGCGGAATTGGAAAAGATAACCGAGTCGCCGGTCACGGAAGAGACTCCTGAAACCGGGACGGTTTGGGGGTTCTGGAGTTCCCAATCCGTACCATCGTAGATCGCGCAAGCGATTGCCGTCGTGGTCAGGTCGCTTGACGCCAAAGCGGCACCACCAACCTTTGTGATGGTCTTCGCGGCGAGCCCGTTTATGGCTAAGGTAGGCGTTGTCGAGCTATTGGCGTTCGAGGGCTTCCAACAAATGCTCAGTCCGTTCACAAGGGAAGCCACGGCAGGTGAGAATGTTGCGGTTTGCGCGTTCGCGGTACCGCCGCCGGCCACGTAGGAAATAGTGGACTGATTAGCCGCAGTCGCCGCTACCAACTGGCTGCTCGAATTGCTTCCAAGAAGCATTGCCGAGGCCGGGACGGCAGCGCCGTTAACCTGTCCGACGGTCACCACTCCACCACTGGAGATCGTGGCATCTCCGCTCATTGTGTTGCCTTCGATGGTTGTCGAATTCGTCCACTGAGCAATCTGGCCAGCCGTGGGAGTTCCACTGGAAGAAACGTTTCCGCCGCCCGCTGGCGTCGCGCAGTTGTTGCTCCCGCTCGACAGTCCCTGCGAGACTTGGCCCCCTGTGCAAAGCGCAGGGTAAGAAGTCAGGTTGACCGCCGTTGCCGAATTCAGGTTGGCCACGACGGTCGTTGAGGCCACCACGAACGGCGCCGTCCCAGTGGTTTCGGTAGAGGTTATTTGGCCACTGGCACTGAGGGTGGTGAAGGCGCCGGAAGAAGGCGTACCGCCCCCGATTGCGCCCGGCGAAGGCAGCGACGACGTTGAGCCGCCCAGGGACACCGAGGTTCCTGCGACGGTGATCGCCGAGTTCGCCAGTCCCGCATTGGTCAACGTGCCGGTAAATCCAAGTTGAACGTTACCGGCGCTGGGATTCGCAAAGGTCAGCGTGAGGCCGTCCGTAGCTGCGGAATTCTCGAAGTTGATCGTAGAAGTCGAGGAAAGAGGGGTTCCATTGGCCTGGAATGCTCCTCCACCGCCGCCGCCAGAAGAAGCGACGGTGATTCCATTCGAAGCGCTGGTTAGGGTGACATTCGATCCAGCTACGAGCGGGGCGTCACCGAAGTAATTTGTTCCGTCGCTCCAGACTCCAAGAACGGAATACGGAACCAGAACTGGGACACTCGAAGATCCGTTGAAGTTCTTTCCGTTAAGACTGATGGAGGTGTTTGCGTTGCTCGACTGCACCCAGAACTGAAAACCAGCCGTGGGGGACGCGGGAAAGGTAAGAGTACACGCGCTACCGCATCCCATTAGAAGAAGGTGATTCGCATCGGAAAGCAGAACCGCGTAACTTACCGTTTCGCCCTTGGTTGGGAGGGGAAGATTTGCGGCATTGGCGAGATTAAGGACTGATGGAGTTCCAAGATTTGGGGTTACGAGAATTGGCGAGTTGTTTGCGACGGGGGTTCCGGTGCCAGTTGGAGTTACGCAAATCACTCCACCTGACCCGTTGGTTCCGATGAAGTCGCATGGACTTCCACTGTTGAACGAGAGCCCAAACGAAAGAGGTTCGTTGATGGTAAACAGCCCCCCAGTGTCGAAGGCATTCCCCGAGGTCGTCAGGACCCCAGATCCGTTGTTGATCTGAACTGCCCCTGTGGTTCCTGCCGCCCCTGCTGAGCCAGTCGCTCCCGTGGCTCCCGTGGCCCCAGACGGGCCAGTCGGGCCAGTCGTGCCGTTGGAACCGGACGCGCCCGTTGCGCCAGTAGGACCTGCCGTCCCCTGTGTCCCAGTTGGGCCTGTGCCGCCGGTCGGGCCAACACCACCCGCACCGCTGCCATTGACAGTGCAATATCCAGCCGCCGCGGCTGAACTGAATGCCGGCGCCACGGTCTGAATCACACCACCGCTGGTCGTATAGACGTAGTTTGTGATCGTCACCGGCGTTTGGGTGGTAGACGCTCCCGTGAAGCACTGCACCAGGAACTGGTCAACCGATGTCGCCCCCAGCGCCGCGACGTTAATGGAAGAAGCGGGCGTTTGGCAGGCCGTCGCACTCGTCGCGAACGTGCAGCCCTGATTTGAGGTAAACGACGTATCCAGCGAGCAGGTGGTGAGGCTCTGCGTAGTGGTTTGCGTAAGCCCAGTCCCACAGGCGATGGGATTGGTGCTCGCTGAGGCGATGTAGGCGACTCCGCTGGAAATGTTGTATGCGCCACTGGTGAACGTCACGGACCAGATAGCGATACCCGAGTTCCCGTTAGGCATCCCGGTGTTCGAGTTGACTGAGCAAGTCCCGCCCGAGCAGGTGATTCCGCTGGCCGCGCCCACTGCCGCATCGAAACTGCCGGTGTTGTCGATGTAGAGGTATTCGGTCCCCGTCGATGAGCCGGTGATAGGGAAGGTGACCGGCGTCGTGAACTGGAATACCTGATTGCCGAAACGTGCAGCGCATGGCAGTGCAGCCGTAGCCGTCGCGGCTGCCGTTACCGTGGTTGGCGTGACCGTCACGGCGCAGTTCGAGACGCTGCCGAGGAAACTGCCGCCCCCGCCGGTGCCCGTGCCGCTGCCGCCGACTTCCTGCGCCGGGACCGCGAGCACCGATACCAGGAATAGGATTAGAATTTCTTTTAGGCGAACCATATAGTCTCCTGGTAGGTGGGCGATCCCGAATTGGGGTTGGGCTGAAATTCCGTGGGCAGTCCGTTGCCGACAATTGGATTGTTTCCAAAGACGTAATTCACGTCAGTATTCACGAACGGCGCGACTGACGCATCTTCGTACACGAACGGCGCGGCAACGGCGGGGCTCCACTGGAAACGGTTATGTTTTATCACATTGCCGGTCGCGCGCTGGTTCGGCCCAGGCCCAACGGGTCCGAACGCGATGGGTGGCGCTACTGCCACATTGGGAACGACGATATTGTTCGCCTCGACCAGACAGTTGCGAGCCGAGTAGAGGCGGATTGAGCCAGCCGGAAGATTTAGGAATGTGTTACCAACTATTGCAACATTCATTCCACCCTGTGGGGTATTGGAGGTATTGCCAACATTGATCCCGTAACTGGTAGAGCCATTATTTGTTGCACCGGTTATAGCGATCTGATCCGTGGCGTAGTCCGGATCTCCTAGAATCGGAATCCTGACTAAGTTGCCTACCAAGGAGCTTGCTGAGTGGCCATCCAGGTCTAGTGCGCCGCCATTCGGAGAGATGATGGAGTTTCCCTGGTACTGCACGCCGATGACTAGGCCAGAACTGTCAATCGCCGTCGCGTTAACGTTTGCAAGCCATCGCGGCGTCCCCGGGCCAGTGTCCGATGTACAGACATACCCAATCCTATGAAGGTAATTGTTGCTAACTGACCCTCCGATGACGCCGCCAGCCTCGATTCCGTCCAGGCCGATGTCTTCGAAAAAATTCTCCACTACGTCGAAGCCGGTGTGGAGATCGAGTAAGGCGTAGAGGTGCATCCAGACTTGATTGCCGGTTCCGCGAGTGAAACGATTGCCGGTCGCCTGGAATCGCTGCACGTTCTGGCCAGCGCCAGCGTTGCGCCCATCGCCCTGAAGTAGAATGCCGCCCGTCCAGGAACCGTAAATGGCCTGACCGCCTGGAATGCCGAAAAGATGCGGTCTATTATTCGTGAACTCACAGAACAGGACGTTCACGTCCGTGATTCCAGAAGTGCGCGCGTCAAGCAGTACGGCGTATCCGCCCGTGTGTTGAATCGTCGTCTGGAACATCGTAAAGTTGGACGCCGGACCATGCACCCAGACAGAAGTGCCACCAGTCAAGGAAGGCGCCATCGGATCGTTCTGGCTCAATGGCGTCGAGAACGATTGGTTGTAGAACAGACCAACCGGAACCGTCACGCCGCCATCGATGAGTAGATTCGAGATGGTCACGTTGGAACCTGAGATATCAATGAAACCGGTACCGGCGGCCGGCGCACTGGCTGGCTGAAGCACCGTCGAGTTGCCTTGGCCCATCAGGACGATTGGCGCGATTCCGGCTGCTATCGAAACGGGCGTCAGTGACCATGTGCCCGAGGGAATAAAGATGGTCCCGCCGCCATTAGCCACGGCCTGGTTGATCGCCGACTGGAGCGCGCCGGGACCGTTCCCGAATGCTGTCATGTTCAGCGTCGTTGGAGACGCAGCGGCCAGAAGCGTCTGGAGTTGCGTGATCCAGTTCTGAAAAAGGGCGCTCGCCGTGAGGTCCTGGTTAACCACCGCGTTCGGCCACGCCCAGTTGAGATTGCTTGGCATCAGCGCGAAGCCTCCGGTTGGCCCATCTGCAAGTAGGCGGTGTTGAAACTGACCGGCACGGGATCGGTCACGACCACATCGAATGTGTGGCCGATGTACGAACTACCCAACTGCCGGAATGCCACGCGCTGGTTGTTGTAGCCCAACTTCCCCATGCTGGTCTGACGCTCGTTCCCCCACGTCTTGCCGCGGTTGATCGAATACCGCATGATCACCTGGGGGTCGAAGCCTAGAGCCGCAGAGGTAACCGGGAGGCCGACGCCCGTGTCCATGTCGAGCACGAGGCGGTTGTATCGCTCTTTTCGCATGTTCTCAGTGATGTAGGGGCAAACCCTCTGGCGCCGCAGAGCCACACCGCCCGCGTCGGTGTACGTGCCCTTGTCGAGCACGTAGAGGTTGCCGTTGATCGGGTCGCCCACGATATCTGAGTTGAACGCGAAGGCGTGGGCGCGGCCCCGGTATTGCTGGTACACGCCGTTGTTCCAAAGCATCCGCTGGTGCCACGCCTTAACCGGCACGGGACCAACTGGCCCCGGAGCTGTGGCTGTATCGAAAACCCATGTCTGGCCGACGCTGGGGAAACTCAGCACGTAGAACAGGTGGCCGCCATCGACATAGCACCAGCCCTCGGCATTCGAAGTGTCCCCGTAGCCTGCGATGGCCTGCTCGACCCCGTAGTCGCTGATCCGGTCTGGATTCATCCCGTAGGCCGCGTACACGGCCCCGCGCCACAGCCAGAAGCGATAGCCGAGCGCTCCGGCCACAGAGAATGGAGCAGAGCATCCAATCTTTAGCACGGCCTGCTGGATTCGGCCAAAGGGGAACAGATTGCCGGTGTCGGTCCAAATCTCCGTTGTCTCAAAACCGAATAGCCAAAGCTGCTCGTTGTCGCAGAACACGCGCGCGATCGGATCGGAGTAGCCTTCCTTGAATGCCGTATCGCCGGGGTCCCAAGTGCCACCCGCCGGTGCCAGATTCGAGATGAATATTTGGGCGGAATTCACCATATTGATGATGAAATACTGATCGAGGAAATCGACTGTCGCCGCCTGAACCGGCCCGCTGCCGTCGTTGAAGCCAACGGGAGTAACAGCCCCCTCGTTGAGCAAATAGAGCAGGCCGCCGCTGGCAATCGCGAACTGGAAACCGTTGTAGGCAATCGTCACCGGACTGGCGTTGATGTTGAGATTGCCGGTTTGCTGCTTGAAGGTGCCGTCGGAGAACACTTGGTACACGGTGGAGCCCGCGACCACGAATAGGTTATTGCCGCCATCGGTGCTGATCATCCCGCGTACCGGCTGGTCCGGCAGGGAGGCGAATGACCGCATTCCAGGTATGCCTCGCATACGCAGTTTGCCCGTACGCGGCCCCTTCTCGACCACTTCGCAATAGAGGTTGATCATCTGCGAACTGGCGACATTCGGGCTTTCCAACTTATAAGCTGGTGAGCAAAAGTCCACGAATTCGATAGGCGAGGCCAAACTACTCGGCCTCCTGCGGCGGTAGCGGATTGGGCACGACTTGGTTCGCGGGAGCCATCACGAAGCCAGCATTGAGCGGATTCTTCACGTACTCGTAGACAATCTTGCTGTCAGCCTCGTAGACGCCAGCGTTGTACAGTTTCGCGGAGCGCTCCCGGTCAACCAGTTCGATCTTGCTCATGAGCGCCAAGTTGATTAAAATATTGCCTTCGATTAGTAGAAACATAGAGTTGACCTATGGAATCAGCGTGCGGCCATTGAAAACCCAGCCTGGATAGACGGTTCCGGCCTTGAGCACTGCCGAATCCGACCGGATAAACACCGGCGTCTGCTGCTGCGCTTTGACGCGCGCCTTGTAATCCATCGCCGCCGCACGGACGTGGGGGTCCATCGGATGCTGCGGGTACCGGTCATGCACCTTGACGGCACCTTCGTACATCATCCATTCGCGGTAGCCCTTGGGGACGATGTAATCCGCGTTGATGTCGGTGAATTCCTGGACGGTCTGCGGCGTGTAGAGCACCACCTGGGAAACTTGATCCTGCGACGGAACGGGCCATAGGGTCGAGGTTCCCACCGGCAAAGAGGCTTGGTAGTAGTGGACCAGCGGGACCGTAGACGGCGAAAGTTTCGTCACGATGGAGGCGTATTCCTCGAAACTCAGCACCGTGTAGATGGGGATTTCGGACTGCGTACCGGCGGGATCTCCGGGAACGATGATGCCGGTCCTCAGCACCTTTTCTGGCCGCTCAATCACCCAATCCGCGCCGAATGAGGCATCCCCGACCGTGTAGTCCTTCTGCCCGTTGGCCACATTGAACTGGGTCCGGAGGATCTGGTAGAAGAACCATCGCTCAGTCTTGACGCCATCAAGCATAGCGTTGATGATCATCAGCGCCTCGGCCTGCTCCGATCCACTGAGGCCGCGGCCCGGCGCGCGCAGGGTGTTCGCCATCCGGTACATCTGCGAGGCGACATCGAGCAGCGAAAGCGTCACCAGAACCGGCGTTGGCGCTACTGGAGGCGTCATCTACTGTGGCCCTCCCTGTTGTGGCGCTATCGGACCCGGCTGTTGCGGTGGTGGCGTTGGCGAGCCCACGTTGGGTGCCTGCAAGGTCTGGGCGGGATCAAGTGCAGCGGAGAGCGTCTTCGCGTTGATGCCCATAATGAAGGCCAGCGCATTATTGGCATCGTTCTGCATCCCGGGCGTGATTGGCTGGTCGTAGTACGGGGCCAGGTTCACGGCCAGCAGATCCTCGAACATTTCCTCGTAGCCGGGCGGGAAGGACACCGTATCGAAAAGGGTCACGAACTGCGTCAAGGGTATCCAGCAACCCATGCGAATGTTCATATTGGCAGTCTGGATCGGGTTCACGTGGAAAGTGAGATTCGGGTAGGTGTACTCCACCCAGATGTCATTGGCCTTGTCGGCGGTCGCGTTCTTCGTTTGGATAGCGTCCCACTGCGGCTTCGACAACATGCTGAGCGGTAGCCATGTGCCCCCGAATGGGTTAACCTGTGCGCCTTCCACGAAGGTTGGCCGCACATCGGTAAACGTGGCCCCCGTCGGCCCGATTGTGTAATCAGCCGTTCCGGCGGCAAGCGCGTACATCTTCGTCGCAACGGTGTAAATCGTCAACCGCTGCGTGCTCAACATCGACAGAATCAGGTTGATCCGGCGCAGGCCAAGCGCGCCGTCCTCGGGTGAGGCCGTCTGGCCCTGACCGAGTTCACCGATCTTGGTGAGTGCCCCTGAAACGATGTCGAGCGTGGTTGACATGGGCTATTTCTTCTTTTTGCCAAATAGTTCTTCGGCGGTAGGTTCGTAGTCGTGCGCTGGAGGCTCCAAGTCAAGCGGATCGGCTGGACCACCGGGAGATCCAGGGGGCGGTTTAGGAACTGCTGCTGCCAGCGTGCGAAGTTGCTCGAGAACATCCTCTTCCGGCTTGTCGCCGTAGGGCTGGATACCGTTCTCGAACTTGAATTTCTCTTCGGCTACAATCGCCTTGGCAGCCTTTTCCGAGTACCCAGCGGCCAGCACCGTTTCGAGTTTCGGCGGCGTTGCCTTTGGCCTCCCGAAAAGCGCCTCGGCGGTAGCTCGGTCGTCGCCGGCGGATTCAGCGCCAGCGGTCTCTTGCGCCACCGGCATCGCCGTTCCCTTCACCACCAGTTTTGCGTCCTTGTCGTACTCCTGCCCCGCCATCGCGCTGTGGTGGTAGTGGTCTTCTACCCTCACCCGCTGGCCATTGAGGTCGATTATGCGCGGGTACTCCCGCGGATTCGAAGGAATCTTCTGTTCTGCCATGCGTCCTTTCCTTAGTTCCTTACGTCCCAGCTAACCAAAAACGGCGTTCCTGATGTTGCGCCGTCCACCGCGAAGTACCTCAGATCAGTACCGCCGCTGGAGTTAGTCGCTGCGCCATTCGTGGGCACCCGGCACCACCCACCCGGCCCAGTGGATGAGCCAGCCGGTATTTCGCACACATACGTCGTGTTGGCGTTTCCCTTAAC